GATAGGCATCCTTCGCAGTCAGATTGTCCAGATGCTCAATGGTGATATGTCTGCCAGTGAGGAGTTCACACGGCTGAACGAAATCGCGGCTACGGAGATTGAGAAATCAGCAGCAGAGAAGGCGGTGCTTTAATGCCCAAGACAACTCAAATTGACGTAGCGAAGGCTGACAAGCGCAAGGACGCGATTCGGGCGTTGAAGGATCGTGGACCGGCAGCGAATGAGAACAGCGTGGCCAAGTTAAGGGACCGAGTCGCGTTGCTTGAAGAGATATTGGGGTTATAGGAGACAACCATTTACGGGCGTAATCTGTACGGCGCGGCGATGTATGGCTCGACAGGGGGAGTCGGTCTCGCGATAAAAAATGGCGAGACATCCATCTCTGTCGCAGCATCATTGGCCGCTTTCGGAAACCGAACCGCTGCCGCCGTCTCTGCGGTTGATGCAATATCGTCGCTGATCGCTCTTTCCTACCGCAAGAGGGGAGTAGCGACCGCGATTAGCTCAGTCCCATCGCTGTCTGTTGACGGGGACAGGATTGCTTCGGCTATTTCTGCGATTCAGGCGAGCACGTCGCTTGTGATAGATGGCGACAAGCTTGCTTCTGCCATCGCCGCGCTTGCCATTGTTTCGGCACTAGAAATCAACGGAAACCTGATTGCATCAGCATTGGCCGCGATTGAATCATCGGCGTCATTGACTGCCGAACCGCTGAGAGTTCGCCCTGGATTGTGTTCGATTCAATCGGTGGCGTCTCTTGTGGCCTTGGCTGCGCGGATACGGGCAGCTAGAGCGACGATCAGTGCGGCTGCGGCTCTTACCGCAGCAGCAAACTTAGTGATGTCTGGCGCGGTGGATGTCAACGCTGTGGCGTCAATGTCTCTAGACGCGAATGCGCTATGCAGGGGAATGGCAGCATTCGCTATAGTTTCGTCAGTGACAGGTACATCCACATGCACATTCTCGGGGGCGACAGGGATTGACTCTGCCGCTTCGATGTTCATTGACGGCGATCTCATTGCTTCGGCGGTGGCCGCGATTGAATCCGTCTCAACATTGACTCTTGATGGCGATGTGCTTCGATTGGCCGCCGTTGCCATTCAATCTATCGCGTCGCTTATAGCGGGCGGGAATAGGACTGCTGGTGGCGCTGCAAGCATCAACGCCGTTCCTTCGCTTGTGGCGGATGGGGACAGAATCGCTTCGGCTATCGCGTCCATCGTGGCCATTGCGTCAATAGAGGCACAGGCATACGGCAAACGTCAAGCTGCTGTTGACATCAACTCTTCAGCCTCTCTCGCCATTGACGCAGATCGGATTGCTTCGGCGATTGTTGCAATCAACGCTATATCGTCACTCATTGCAACGGCTACAGGGATAGATGTTGTTTATGCCTTCTGCGCAATCCAGTCCATTGCGGCCATGGCTTGTGCCGCAAACAGGATCGGATCGGGGACAATCGACATCAACTCAATCGCATCGCTAGGGGCGGATGGCGACAGGATTGCTTCGGCAATTGCGGCGCTCGTGGCCGTCGCGTCGATGGAAGCGGATCCGCTACGTATACAGCAAGGGCTTGCTGCAATCAACGCGATAACGTCGTTGGACGTAGACGCTTTCAGAAGATTGGCCGGCGTGGTGTCGATCGATTCTGTTGCTTCGCTTGCTATATCAGGCAGAGTTCATGCTGTAGCCGCTGCTGCCATTCAGGCGATTGCATCGCTAGCAGCAGACGGGGGCAGGATCGCTTCGGCCACTGTTGCTATTCAGGTAATTGCGTCGCTGATTGCTAAAGCTGTTGGAGGTGTCCTTGCCGCCGTGGCCATCCTTGCCGTGGCGTCTATGGTGTCGGCTGGCGTGAAGGTTGCAAGCGGGGCGGTGACGATAACGGCAGTGAGTTTAGCCGAGATCGCCGCCATTGCCTACATCACTCAGTTGTTCGGATATACCGGCACGCTTGCAGCAGGTGACGTGCTCGTGATTGATACCGACGCGATGACCGTCAAACTGAACAAGACGAATGTGCGCTCGCTGATGACGGGGACATTCCCGAAGCTCTACGTGGGAACGAACGAACTGATATGGAAAGACGACGACGCGAGCCGTGACGCAGACTTTGAGACGGCGCATGAGCCGAGGTATTTATAGGAGGATTATGAAAGCATTCGAGGTGAAGATTAAGAAAAACCGCACCGAGAAAGAATGTCAGTTTGAATGGCCCTCTTGGTGGGGGGAGGTATACGAACAGGTTGACGTTGTTGCTTATGAGGATCATCCAGAAACGCATGGCAAGAAGACAGAGGGGGCTGTATGTGTCTGTGACGATGCGACGTGGCTTGTGATCAAGGGAAAGAAGAGCGGACTAATCAAACAACTGAATGAAACAGCAGCAAATGAGAAAGGGCGTGCATGGCGGCCACAGAAAGACAGGCCAGACGGTAGCAAGTCGAAACTATTCAACATTCAATCCGTCGCGCAGAATCGCCACGATGTGCTAGGAGAATAGTGAAGCCAAGCATCTTCATCGCCATTCCGAATCTGGGGAACATCGCGACAGATAATGCGATGAACCTTCTCGCGTGGTTTGGATCTGGCAAGTATGACTTGAAGGTGTTTGCTCCACAGAACGTGAAGCCGTGGGATCGTGCAAGGAATCTGTGCCACAAAGAGTTTTTGAAAGAACGATACTCGTATCTGTTCTTTCTCGATGCGAACACGATTCCAAAGCCGGACATCTTGGATCGCTTGCTTGCCCATGATTTGCCAATGGTTGCCGGGCTGGTTCAGATATGGCAAGACCACCTGATGCCGATGTCGTTCAGATGGGACGAAGATAGGGGAGGGTATCTTCCTCATCACGGAGAAGGCGCCCAGCATGTAGACGTGACAACCTGTGCATGTACTCTTATCAAACGCGAGGTGATGGAGAAGGTTCAGCGTCCGGCGTTCAAGTTTGGATATGATGACGAATTTGGAACCGAAGGGCTGTCAGAAGACTTCTACTTCTGCGAGAGCGTTAGAGAGGCGGGATTCCCTATTGCCGTTGACTTCGATGCTATATGCGACCATGACATCCACATGAGGAGTTTGGCAGTCAACAAGGCGCTGGTGATGAATGATGGCCGGTAACCTCTGGTCGTGTGATGGATGGACTGGGAAAATATACCAATACTCTGGTGGAACTTCTACGATTCGAACAAGTTTTTCTTCTCCTGGTGTCCCCTCTGGTTTGACATGGGATAATGTCGGCAATCTGTGGTCGTGTTCTGGTGGTGCTTTAGATAAAATTTATCAGCATTCTGGCGGAACCGCAACAATCACGACCAGCTTCGCTAGTCCCTCAACTCTAGTTCTCGGTCTCACGTGGGATAATGCTAACAATCTATGGTCATGTGATACTGATGCTCAAGCAATTTACCATCACTCTGGCGGAACTTCTACGATTACAGCCAGCTTCGCGTCGCCTGCGGCAGCCCCTTATGATCTTACGTGGGATAATGCCGGGAACCTCTGGTCGTGCGACGCTATAGACCCTGGGCGCATATATCAACATTCTGGCGGAACCTCAACAATAACGACTAGTTTTGCTAGCCCGGCAGCAGATCCTAGCGGACTAGCATGGGATGATTTGAATAATTTATGGTCTTGTGATCTTACAGTAGCACCAGCGTCCATGATCTATAAACATAGTGGGGGAACATCTACAATCACGACCAGCTTTACTCCTCCGGCTATACTGCCTAGCGGCTTGACGTGGGACAACATCGCTTATGCGAATGCGTCTATCTCATCAGTCCCTTTAGTAACCGCTTCTGCCGGAAGGATTCGCGTGGGAGCTGTTGCCCTTTTGTCCGGAGCCTCTCTCTCCGCTTCAGGAAACTGGATTGCGTCTGGAGACGTGACGATAATTTCCGTTCCTTCGTTGATTCTATTAGGTGGCTCGCGGACTCTGGCTAGCGCATCCATCGTGGCGATTTCTAGTTTAACTGCGGATTACAGAACGCTGGCATATTGTATCGTTCAGGCAGTGTCTTCGTTGGCAGCGGATGGAGACAGAATCGCATCTGGCATTATTCCTATTGTAATCATTTCCTCTCTTGCGGCGGTTGGTTCCGTTACAGTCGTGGGGACTATAGATATTGCTGCGGCTCCATCCATGATTGCGCTCGCATCTAGATGGAAACATGGCGCGGTAACGATCACCGCCGTCAGCTCTGCCGAGATCGCGGCCCTTGCTTACGTTACTCAGTCAATGGGCTACACCGGGACACTGATAGCGGGCGACGTTCTCGTGATCGACGTAGACGAGCAAACCGTCGAACTCAATGGCGTGAATGCGACGCGATATTTCACGGGCAAGTTTCCTCAACTCTACGCCGGGACGAATGAACTACAATGGAAGGATGACGACGGAACCAGGGACGCTGACTTTGAGACTAGCCACAAACCGAGGTACTTATGAACGCACCTGTAATCATTTACGACACTAGCCTCAATAAGGTGGCCTATCTTCCCCTCGCCTTCGACGTTGCCTATCACCTCCGAGCGAACGAAGTCGGGCGGGCATGGTTCTCTGTGCCACTAGACGACACTCACCTTTCTGAGATTCAAGAGCTGCGCTATGCCGAGATATTCGACGGCGACACGCGGGTTGAGTTGTTCCGGATCCTCACGAGCTGGAAAGATCAAAAGGGAGGGGAAGAATATCAGCGGTTCGAGTGTGAGCATGTTCTCGGAACGCTAATGGATGACGAATTCGATGATACGTTCTACACGGGCGCTCCGGCGGGGACAACCGCGGCTATTGCTGCGATCCTCGCCGAACAAGGAACCGGACGCTGGGTGATAGGGACATGTGCCTTCTCTGAGTCTTACCTCTACGAATGGGCACGGGGTGTGTCGCTTCTGAAAGCGATTCTCGATATTCCGAAGCGCTTCCAGTCTGGCTACTTCTGGACGTTCGACACGTCGAGCTATCCGTGGACGCTCAACCTCATCGTGCCACCAACGACCATTACAGCCTATGTGGACTATGGACGCAACATGAAGTCGATAAGCCGAAAGAAGGACCTCACAGGGCTTGTAACGAAGCTCTATCCTCATGGGGCCAATGCGGGCGCGGATCAGATTGGCATCACCTCAGAAGAGCCATCGAGCAACGCTTATATCACGAACAACACCGCGACGTATGGGACGATTACTCATCATTGGACGGATCAGCGCTACACGACAGCGGCTGAACTTTACGCCGCGGCTGTGGCATACCTGGCTGTCATTTCAGAGCCAGCGTATACGTACTGGATCGATCAAGCGGACCTCTATCAACTGACGGGCGAGTCTATCGATTCATTCACCATCGGGGCATTGGTCCAAGTAGATAATCCGGAGATTGATATCACGACTGACGTTCGAGTGATGGAGATCAGGAAAAGCGACGTAACCGGCAAGCCGGGGGACATCACTCTAACATTCGCCAACAAGGGGGAGGAGTTTGATCTATCTCCCAAGCTGGGCGTGAACGACCTTTCTGGAATCAACATCACGGATATTCCAGGTGGCATTCCTGGGGCGCTTCCAGGTGTGCCGAGCAGCGCCGGACTCTATATCACTACCGACTACTTGGGATATAGCGATGGAGCAAACTGGAAGACGTACATGGATAACGTTGGGCGACTCTATGCCGAACATGGAGCGTACTACTTCAGGTTCAATCCGGTAGCCGGAACGCTGTCGATCAAGGTATCGTCCATCAATCTAGACGCGACGGTGAACATTATTGGCACGAATCAGATCACCGATCTAGCCGTTACGGACGGGAAGATTGCCACGCTGACGGTTAGCAAGCTGACGACGGGGACGCTTGACGCGCAGACGATCACGCTGGCGAATGCCGGGGCGATCAAGTTAGGCAAGACAAGCTATGCGGACAACACGGCGGGCTTCTGGCTGGGGGAAGGTGGCGTCAATGCCCTGTTCAATATCGGCGATGCCTCTAGCTATTTCAAGTGGACAGGATCGGGCATCCTTATATCCGGATCGATAACCGGAACGCTGTTAGCCGATCTCAACATGAACTCTCACGCGTTCGTCAACTGCGGGGACTTCAGAGGTACAGGGTATTCAGCTGTTGGGCCGATTCAGGCATTCAATCCATCGAGCAACTATTGGTATGGAGTGAATGCGACAACCTATCTTCTGCTTAATGCAACTGGATCCCTTCGCTGGTCGACAACTGGGACCGTATACGCGGCGACTGATACCCACATTGAGGCGGGTGGCGATGTGTATCTGACAGCCGGGAGCGAGATAAAGATGCAGGTTGCCGGCGGGGCGGTTATGACAATCCAAGGCATCGTCGCAACCGACTCGGTTACGCTGGCGATTGGACATGAAGGTTTGATTACGTGTGATATCGGCGGAGTATTGCGATACCTAGCATTCAGGGAACCAGCATAGGAGACAAACATGAACAAACGGACGTTGAACATCGGGCAGCAAATCGAGATCCTGCGGGGGACTGATGTCCCAATGGTCGATGGCCACCCGATGACTATCGGCGAGCTCATCACGAGAATCGTCCCTCTGGCAGCAAGCGGGGGCAGCTACATGCGAGTGATGAATCTCGCTTTGGATATTGATCGAGCTATCGGCGCGAATGAGACGACGTTTGAGATCTCACGTGAGGATGAGAAGCTACTGAAAGGGACCGTGATTGATGATAACCGTCATCCGGTCTGGGGCGGCAATTGGGCGAAGTGGAATCTTGAGAGAGTTTTCGACGGGGACCAATCATAGTATAATCGACGAATAGAGGGCGGTGGAATGTGGAGCTAATCATCCAGGGTGGGGCGGTTGGTATAGCGGCGGGGCTGATTGTGTTGCTTGGCAAGGTATGGGAACGGCACTCTAAGGTAACCGAGAGAGTAACGGAGGCCGTTGAGAAAAACGCAATCGCCATGACTGGTCTGATGCGATCTATTGATGAGCTTGCTGTGGCTCAACGAGAAAGGCGCACAGAGACGATGGAACACATACGGAGACAGGTGAACAACCTAGGAAAATAACATGAGCCAATACGCGATAGATGTGATAGGTTTGATCTGTTATGCGATTGCGATCCTTCTTCAGGGGGCCGTCGCCTATCGTGCTTCCCAGGTATGGCGCACGTCGCACTCTAATGTGTCGCTGTCGCTGTGTATATCCGGGGCTTTCATCGGGATGTATGGCGTGTTTGTCTTCTTCCATGTTCTCGTGCGATATTCTCTTGAAGGATGGCAATCGTTCGTCTGGGGCCCGGTTGCTCTGGCATTCAGGATGGTGTTTCTCTTTGCGGCATGGCTGATGTACCAATCCCTCTATCGTGAAAAGTGAGGTGGTTTGACTTGTTCAATCATCCGATCTGTGCTACATTGATGGCTAGGATTTCAAAAGGGGGAACATGAGCGACAAGGAACGATGGCTACCAATTTTAGGGTTTGAAGGAATCTATGATGTTAGTGATCGAGGCCGAGTTAGAAGGATTAAAGCCTATAAGAGTACATTCGTTGGACGAATCCTGAAACCGAACATTCATTCTACTGGCTATGCAAGGGTATGGTTGAATAAAGATGACAGCGCACCTGACCATTTATGTCACAGGCTAGTTGCTAGAGCGTTTCTTGGTGAATGTCCTATCGGGAAACAGGTGAATCATATCGACGGAAATAAAATAAACAATCGCGTTGAAAATTTAGAGTATCTAATTCCATCAGAGAATCAACTACACGCATTTAGGACTGGGCTACATAAACCTGTAAGAGGATCAGACAGCAATCTATCTAAACTTACAGAAGATGACGTTATAGTTATCAGATCATTATTAGGAAAGAAGTCTCAGAAATTCATAGCTAAGAAATTCGGAGTAGATCGATCGAATATATCACATATCGCTAGAGGGAAATCTTGGGCATGGCTAAAAACTTGAAAGGGAGTTGATATTTTGAAGACCATAATGTCGGCTATCAGCCTTGCTATTGCTGCCGGATTCGGCGCACTGAGGATATGGAAGACAGCCAATGGAGATGGCACGACTGCTGAGAAGGTTCAAGATGTACACGCTGAGCTTTCAAAGATAGTTAGCAAGCTGGAGGCATACGGAGCAAATACAGTACCAACATGGGACGACGATCTGGCGAGTGTGCTGTCTGACGTATTGGACATACTGGCTGAGAATATAATCGAACAACTGGAGGGGTAACATGAAACGAATAGTAGTGTTAGCATTGGTAGGCGTGATGGCTTTTTCGGCGATTGCATTCGCCGGCTGGAAGTTTGGGGCAGAGCAGAGCGTGGATGTCGGTGGCGGGGCGTACCCGTTCAGCGCGTATGCCGGCTACGATTTCCTCGCACTATATATCGACATGGGACCGCTTTCTATCGCCGGGGATTTCATCATGACACGTGATTACAACTGGGCAGACAGCATCCTCTCTGGGCTACTGGCGCTCGATACCGAATTAGTGTTCAGCTATTTGTCTGATGTCGATGTCGTTTTGTCCATGGGGTGGGACGTCGATTACGCGCCGTTGCCGGATGCAATCGATCTGATTGGATGGACTGGCGGGGTTGAAATCATCGGCTATGTGACCGACGTGCTTACGCTGAATGCCGGTGTGCTTCTTGGCTACGTGTCGAACTTGCCTGGGCCGGGAGTTATTCCTGGATTTGAGACAAGCTTCTTCTTCGGGTTCGATGTGGAGTGGTAGACTACTGAAATGAAAGCTCGCGAGAGCAAGTCCTGCGCGTTCTACCTCCTTTGCGCAGGCATGGCCGGGGGAGGGTTGCTGACAAGACAGCCCTCTCCCCTCTCTTTTTTGGAGGTAACATGAAACGACTGATATTGCTATTGTGTTTGGTGTCTCTGGGCGGGTGCATCATGCCTGTAATCCACGAGACGGAAGTTCTTCTAATTGGGAGTGAGGGCGTGATCCATGCGCCGAAGATCAACGGACTGCCGTTGGGGTATGACGCGAATGTGCAGCCTGGGGATTTGATTCGGCTGGACTTCCGTCCTGGCATAGATCAGTATGGAAATCCGACTGGCTTCAGCGCGTCCAAGTACGAGCTAACAGAAGTCACGGTGAAGTGCGATCTCAAGGCCGCCGGCGACACCATCTTTAGGGATTATGCCGAACGCAATACAGAGAACATCCGCATTTGGTTTCCAGGCTGGACGGCTCCCATCGAACTGATTTCAGGCCTACCGATTCCGCTCTTGCCGTTGACTGGCTATCCGTGGGATTCGTGCATGGCGATTCATAGCATGGACGCCTGGAGAGAAAGAGAGAGCTTAATAAGTTCGCTGAGTGATTCCGCACAGGCTAATTTGGCGAGATACGTCGATACTTGGATTGCGACAACGGGTATTGGCTTGACGTGTCAGCCGAAATCTTTGATGCAAGGAACTCCATCCCAGATGGCAACGATAACCGCTGTTGGCCGTGCTGAGTGGATTGAAGTTGCGTTTGTCCTTCCTGAACAGGATGGCACGTATACGCTCGATCTGCCGGGACAGTCACCGACTTCGAAAAACAGGATTACCATTCGGATCGCAGAGCATGGCCTATACCAGGTGATCCATTCGGATGGCGACGTGTTCGAATTCGTCGTGCCCATTGACTGGTTCTTTGTCGAAGGGACGTGGCGCATTGACGTGGGGCCTGGGGGGCTCTGTTGAAACGCCCGCTTGGTACCGCTGGAAGACGAATAGCGGCGGCAGGGTTGATCGTGTCATGGCTGGCAGTGTTTTGTTTCTTCGTGCGGGGGATGTCTAGATGAAGCGCATCGTCTGTCCATCGTGCGGATCAGAGGAGGTTGTGCAACTTTTTGATGATCCGGAAACGTGGGAATGTTTGGCCTGCGGACAGGTGTTTGACGACTGACGGTAGACGTGATAAGATGGGTCACTTTCCACCTCCTTGGGAAGTTCGCTGGTAGTGGGGGGTCAGGGGCACCTGGCCCCCTTTCACTTCGGATTGTACAAATGTCCAAACCTCTTGACTTCTCGCATTGGTTTGTTATACTACTTTTATGCGACACAAGGAGGGAACGATGAACCGCATCATCCACACCGAGGCGATGACGGCGACACAGCGATCAATCCTCGCGAACAACATGCGCGAGCGATACGAAATCGAGGAGGAGGACGAATGACAATCGGACAACGAATCAAAGAGGCGCGACTAGCGAAAGGGCTGACGCAGCAGAAGCTGGCAGACACGATGCACTACACCGTCGTGCATGTCTCTTGCGTCGAGCGGGATGTCTACAAGCCATCAAACCGCTCTCTGATGGCCTTTGAGAGAGTTTTGGGACGGATCGTCAAATAAGGAGGAGCGATGCAACCCTACCACGAACTCAAGTACCACCTAGCGAACGGGCTGGCAGTGTACTACAACCGCATCCAAGGCTACTCAATCGAGGCCGACTTCCAGTTTCTGCGTGCACCTGACAAGCGAGAGGCGCTGGAGATCGCGCAGCTGGTTGCGGATGACGACGCGGCGTGGGCCGAAGAGTGCGAGAGGGAGAAGGCAGCGAGCGTAGCGAATACAGATCTTTGGTAGACAAGGAGGAAGGAATGAAGCGATATACGCGGAAAGACATGAGCGAAGGAACGAAGCTGACGCTCTTGGAGAAGCTAGGGACCGTGCAAGAGATCGTCGGCAGCCAAGCGAGGGTTGTTGTTACGTTCGAGGATCTTGACGTTCTATGCGAGATCTCAACGCTGTCATGGTTTGCACTTGAGGAGGCAGAATGAGCGACAAGACTCTCGTGCAAAAGATGGCCGAGGTGATGGCCGAGGTTGGCTACGTACAGAAGGACTCAGTGAATGATTTCCATAAGTACCGCTACGCATCAGCTGAGGCCATCTTGAAGAAGGTAAATGCAGCACTCAGCAGTCGCGGCATTGCCGTCCAGAGCCATGCTGAGCTTGTGAGCCACGAAGTGATACCCTCTGAGAAAGGGCCCAAGGTTCTTGCGGTTGTCAAACTGTCAATGGATTTCACGGATGGCACTGATTCGCTTCATGCCGAGGGACTTGGGAGCGGCATGGATTCTGGCGATAAGGCGGTGATGAAAGGGAACACAGCAGCGGCCAAGTATCTGGTAGCAAATGCATTCTTTATCTCGTGGGGGGATGACCCAGAGGCGGATAGCAGGACGGATCGAGAGCCAGCAGAGAAGATGTTGGATGCCGAAGATCCATTCGGGGATAAGGAACCGCCGGTTGCATATCAGCAAGCACTTCCGATTGTCGCGACGCTCAGAGGGAAGCGTGGTGTGAAGGAACTGCGCCAGTTCTTCGGACATTGCTCGATGGCTGGCATGACGTGGAATGAGGTTGAGGTGTACGCAGAATCGAAAGGCGTTGCAATGGGCTTGCCGCTCTCTTTGGTGAACTGCGTCAAGCTGCGCGACCTCATCAAGCAAGATGGAAGGGAGGCGTGATGTTAGATACGAACTGCAACAAGTGTGGCGAATCTCTGAAAAGTCTGATGCTTCTCGCGATGCTACAGGACGCCGGGGCTACTGTAAGCCCATCAGCGAATAACTGTTCCGCTGGCGGCGAACACGATTTTAAGGAGGAGTGATGTATAGCTGCTGGAACTGCGACCGATGGTGTACTGACAACAACGATCCCGCTACCGAGATTGGCGGGCATCTATACTGCCCCGACTGTGCGGCGGAGGTGGACTGATGGTTTATCACGGCACTCTTCTACGCGTATACGACAACGCGGCAAAGACGGGGGGGAAACTATACTGGCGCGTTGTGATTGACACAGACAAGAAGGGGGAATCCAGCTTCAACCTGTGGAACAAACGCTACGCCGGGATGAAGACTGAAGAAGGCGAGATCCAATGCGACGTTCACTCGATGATTGGCGAACGAGTGATCTTCGACGCCACTCCGGGCAAGGTGAAGGACGCGGTAACAGGCGAACGCTGGCCGTCAACGCTAGACATGATCGCCCTGGAAAGCTCTGAGACGAAGCCAGGGGGGCCTGGGATCGATTTGTGGCAAGATAGCGGCCAAGAACCCACCAAGCAGGCAAGCGGCGATCTGGCGCGATTGACGATGAATATGCTTAATGCCATTGGCGCCTGGGCGAGCGAAATAGAGCGGCGGACGAAATGAAGCTATGCGGCTGCGTTCTGCGACGCGAGCAGAGTCGCCAACGATCATCAACCACCTTAGGGCGACCGTAAGACGGCAGGATGCCAACCCTGTCAGCTGCAACTGAGGAGGAACTGTGGACTATAAAGAGGCAACTTACGGTAACGCACGATGGGATGACGGAGACATGGCGATCGATACCATCATTGCGTCTGGCGACGAATGGGTGGAATTGATCGGCGCTCAGCTATTGTGGTATTTCCAGCGTGTCGGATTGAGGCCGCGGAGAAGGAGGAAGGATGAAGATAGCGAGAGAGATTCGAGAGATGCTTGAGTCTATGGGCGTTATACAGCACGGGCTACTAGACCCAGAATACGACACACAGAGGATTGATGAGCGCATCGCCGCGGAGCTGATGCCAGTGAGAGATGCCCTGCTGATGATGTGGGACGAACCAACAATGTCGGCAGTAGACATGATCGAGAAATACGAAGCTGCTATAGCCATGCTGTCCGAGGAGGAACCGTGCATACCGGATCAATCGCAGAAGACAGCATAACCGCCGCCGCTCGCGTATACAGAACATTGTGCGCCGCACACGGTGGATGGATTGGCGGATGGGAGCTACAGGATGCCGCGAAGACGACAGCCGTTTCAACACGGGTGTCTGAGGTGAGACATCAGCTGCCACCTGGCGAGAGGGTTGAGATGCGGCAAGTGGGGCATCAGTTCTTCTACCGCATCGTCAAGTCTCTGCCGCCAGTCGTTGTCGGCCAAGTGGAGTTGTTCTGATGGATAGATTTCATCAAGCGATAGAGAAGAAGATAGCGAGAATGGTGCATGATCAAGCCGTTCTCATTAATGAGATGTGTGTCCTGCCAAAAGAATCATATGCCTTTCAACGGCGCGATTTAGGGGTAGAAGTGATCGGCCTTGGGATCATTATCTTGGCGCACTTTCTTCCGAAAACAACACGAGATCAGATTCTCGATAGTATTCAGGGGGCGTGATGTCTCAGACTGACGACATCCTCAACGCGCTGCGTCACGGCGATCGCCTGACGGTGCTTGATTGCTTCGTCAGGTTCGGGTGCAATCCGGCGAAGGCTATCAATATACTTCGAAGAGCTGGCTGGCCTATCCCGCCGGCGAAGTTCTATACGGAGAATGGACATCGGTTCGGGGTGTGGGAGATGGACGAGGAGGAGTGATGGCGCGACGAGTATTCTACGCTGTTGGAACAATCCGTAGCGAGATGGGAGGATAAAGTGAATCTAGACCTGAAACAGGCAATCCTCGAATGTCTGACCTGGTATTACGACCACATATATGATGGATACATAGAGCCGTCGTGGGTTGACACGATGATTGAGCATTACTGCGAGGGACTCCCTTACAGGATCACGATGAGCACATAACCAACGAGATGTCTAAGTTCCGACGCACTTATCCTACTTATGAAGAGAGATGTGATGAATGACGGGAAGCGGCATTTGTGGCGTAGCGGATGGGCGTGTGCGAAGTGCGGAATCACTTTCGTCGAATATAAGGAAGCGAAGAAGAAGGCGAAGCAGGCCGAGAGTAAGTTGGATTCGGCGCAGGGATAGGATATACTTATCCAAGTGGGCAGGGAGCCGGAGCCTTGCCTAGCAATCGTTCCATCATTGGGGCGAACTGCCCACACACTCTTCCAATGGGAGTTGGTAAGCATGAGCGAACTGATACGGCTTGAACAACGACGCAACGAAAAATACAAAACCACTTATCTCGAAGTCGTAGAGAATCCAGACTTGTCTTGGAAAGCAAAGGGGCTTCATCTCTACCTAATGTCGCGCCCACCAAACTGGCAGATACGGTATAACGATCTGCTAAGGCGTGCGAAGGACAGCAAGACATCACTAAGCTCTGCAATCAAAGAACTCAAAGCGGCCGGGTATCTGGCAACAGAACCTGTACAAGCAGATGGATCAGGATTATTCGTAGGCAGCAAATGGACTGTTACTGAATCGAAAGGCACGTCGAAGCAAGAAGATGAGCCGTATCCTGAAAACCCGGAACACGGGGAATCCAACACATGGGAAACCGGGGTACATAGTAGTAAACAGGTAGTAGAAGAAGTCAACAAGGATCTTAGTAAGTATCAAACTACTCCCTCGGACAAGCCGAGGACAAGAATGCCGAATGAAGAACTCACTAGACTAACTGAGCATTTCGCTGAGACAAGAGGCGTTCGTCCGAAGGGCAAAGCATGGCTACCAATCCAACAAGGCATGAAGGCGATGGTTATCGAAGAAGGCTACACTGTTAATGAGGTAATCGGCTGCATGGATCGGCTTTCATTGCTTGGCTGGACATGGACGATAAACACGGTGCGAAAGTGGATTGCTGACTTCGCGGCTGGAAAGATGCCTGACAGCAACAGCGCGATAGGCAACGGATCGTTGCGTAGAGTAGTAACGCGTCCAGGCGAGTACGCCGACGCGTTTGAGACTTGCAAGGGGACAGAATGATTATCGGATCGAAGATTGACAAGCGATTCATCAACGCATCGTTAGAGACGTGCCGAGTGGACGATGGCAATCGCAAAGCGATCGAGTACGCCAAGCAGATCGTCGCGGGCGAACTTGGTGGCATGATACTCGGCGGGCCTGTCGGCACAGGCAAAACACACATCATGATTGCCACGTTGAATGACATCGATATTGCAAACCGTCCAGTTATCAAAGAGATTGATAACGGGCTTGAGGCATATACGCCGTTTCATAAATACTACTACTGGAAGGCAACCGATCTGGCTAACGCACTGCGAGAGGCATTCTCGAATAACGAAGATCCTGCCGGCGATGCAAAGCGGGCTGAGTTGCTATTCGTTGACGATCTCGGTACTGAGTATGAGAAAGCTGGCAGCGACTTCGTATACGCTGCGTTTCAGGCGATCTTCGACTATCGTTGGGCGAACCTGTTACCGATATTCGTAACGACGAACATGAATGCGCTAGCTATTGAGAGAGTCTACGGGGATCGAGTGCTGTCTAGGTGGAGAGGCTCGTGCAAGATGCTCAGGCTTGATGGTGACGATAGGAGAAAAGGAGGCGAACGATGAAGACTGAGAAGATACGACGTGCGTTGGAATTGATAAATGTCATTTACGCAGGAGATGTCTATCGAGAGGCACTTGCCGAACTAGCAACCTTGATCGACGGATGTGCATGGGAAGAGGCGGCCAAGGAGAAGATAGCCGCACTAGAGAAGCGCGTTGCTGATTTCGAAGAAGGCGACGAAATGCATTTCAGACTCGTAGAGCTTCAGCGTAGTCGGATGCGCGGTGCGGAGAAGGCGTGGCAAGTTGCGCACAATAAGCCTCACACATGGCCGGATCTTGGAGAACTGATTGAGTGGATGCAGCAGCAGATAGAGGCGCTGAGAGAGGCGCTAGAGTTCTGCTCAGTGCATCTGACAAACGACCCATTGGCCGCGCATGAGAGGATCAGGGCAGCCCTCTCTGCCACGCCGGCTGGGAAGGCGCTGGTGGATGTCGAGAGGTTGCGTGAAGCGTGTACAAATCTTGAAATGGCACCAGCAGGCCCAAACGAGATCTATCGATGTCTTCTGTGCGATCACCATTCTCTGCGTCGTGATGGAATTCGACACACTGACGACTGCTGGCTTGGCAACATTCTAAAGACGGCGAGTGAAGGAGGAGAGAATGTCTGAGTTGAAACCGTGCCCATTCTGCGGTGGAGAAGCAACAGTAAAATGGAATGGATTCACTGTCTATTCTGTTGGATGCTTTATGTGCGGCGCTGATGTGCAAAGCATAAATTGCCGTGAGGACGCCATCGTTGCATGGAATACCCGCACAGACACACGCCGCGAGACAATCGAGGAGTGTATCACAATCATCTCGCAGAACACACCGATGGAAGGATGCTATGGGTGTGAAACTAATTTATACGAGAAGCTCCGCGCGCTCATCCCCGACAGCGGCAAGGTGATTGATGCAACAGTTTACTCCTCTGGCAAATATGGGGCTCACAAGCCTGTAGAGGCCGCCGAAGAAAACGCCGAATTCTTAGCACATTTCAATGCTGCTTCACCTCATTTGGTCAATGAGCTGAGAGAGGCGTTAGGGTTAATCAAGCTGCCAGAATAGTGGCGAAGGAGGATTCATGAATAATGCAAGGAAGCTGACACTGTTGGAAAATGCAATTAGGCGTTTAGGGGAAGAGGCGCGACAGGGGATGACTGCCGCTGACATTGACGAGATTGAAGACCTGAAGGCTTGACACGCCAACCTAAACGACAAGGGCGTCTGGCGAGCGTGTGAAGGGGGAATACCCGAAATTGCCAATGCCAATCTCATCGCCGCCGCGCCGGAGATGTACGAGGCGCTGGAGACCATACACAGCGAGATTACAGCACTCCTTGAAGACGGAACGCTGGAAAGCAGCGAGGCTGCCAGTACCGAGGGATGGCTAAAGCTGTGCGCTGCTCTCGCCAAAGCGCAAGGCGAATCATGAAACCGCGCTACAAGCTGCGGCGAGAGAGTTGCTTGATATGATTGAGAGGGGACATGCCGACACTGAACTACCAACAATGGAAGGCTGAGAAGGTCGAGTCCGGCGAGTGCGTGCAGACGATTCGGGCGAAGCGCAAGCGTCCGTTTCAAGTTGGGGATCGATTGTACCACTACACCGGGATGAGGACGAAGGAGTGCAGGAAGCTACTCGAAAACGAGTGTCTCCAGGCACTAGACATCATGATCGACGGCGTTTGTGTGGTGATCGACCACGGTATACCTTTGGATGCTGACCAACGTGAAATGCTGGCACAGGCTGACGGGTTCGCTTCCTACGACGACATGGAAGCATGGTTTGCTAAATCCGGCTTCCCTTTCAGCGGACAACTCATCATGTGGAAGTTCACAAGTGAAGGAGGATGAGATGCCTAAGTTGAAGTCGTGCCCATTCTGCGGTGCCGATTCATACTCTCTCCGAGTTGAGAAGTTCGGCATCAACATTCATCTGCATCGTGCTGGATGTGGCGTTTGCCTTGCTGAGGGGCCATTAAGGAGGAGTGAAGAAGAGGCGTTCGCTGTCTGGAATACCCGCGCCGACGAAGCCCGTGTCCGCAAAGAGACGATCAATGAGTGTGTCTCAGTATTGATTGAGAATGCGAAACACTTCACGGGGATAGAGGCTTCTGTTGCCGGGGCGCTACATGCTGCGGCAAGAGAGCTACTTGATATGATGGAGGCGCAATGAACTGCGTCTGCTGCGACAAGTTGTGGAATGCAATGATAACCAGGACTCTTGAATGGACTCCGGACGGAGACGAGGCAGGGCCGCTTGTGGTGGGCTGGTGGACTAGCTGGGGTTTCTTGCCGATGTTCCACTGCCCGTTTTGTGATGAGACGGTGTGAAGTGACTGGAAGGAAGGGAACTCATGTCGTTGTTAATGGGCAGGAAGAAGAAGTCCGTGCTATCGTAGAATGGGCTGACGGATTGACAAAATGGCCGACTGATAAAGAGATCAAAGCGCGGGCCACTATCTCGAATCGTTATGTTGACATCGTGGCAATGCTCGACACGCGAGTGTTTCGGAAGAAGCCGGCGCTAAGGTTCCCGGCGCTGGAAGTCGATCACCCAAGACCAAGGCGGCGGTGGGATTGACACCGTGGCGCCGGTATGGTATGATTGATAGTGCGGCTACGGGCATAGCGCACTATGCGGGGCGCACAATCGCCTATAGTTGTCAGGATGGACGAGCCGTCTAGCCGCACCACTAAAAGGAGGGAACATGGCAGCGACAGTGAGACAGATCCCAATCTGGCTGAGCGTCGAAAAAGACGCAGACATCCTCGCGTATTTAGATGCACAGCCGAATCGAACTGAAGCAATTCGACGGGCGCTCCGGGAGCAGATAGAGAGGAAGGCGCATGATGCTTAGGCGCTTACTGATCAACTGGAGAATGCGGCGATGGACTAGCATAGGTGAGCGTCTATTCTGCTGCGAGAGAGATATCATGGTTCGCCTTCTTGCATGTGTCGTGCGCCATGCGATCACCATTGATGAAATTGTCACTATTTCTGAGAGAGCAGCAGATGGAGCAGACAGAGGCTTTCTTCCGATGTTCCTGTGCCCTTACTGTGGGGCTGATGTTTGACATTGGCGGCGATATGTGTATACTAGACATGTACGCAAGGAGGCGAGATGGCTAGGCGAGCGACCGAGGAACAGAAAGCGAAGATGCGCAGGCTGAGAGGGCTTGGGTGGACGTATAAAGCCATTGGCGATGTCGTTGGATGCAGTGATGAAACCGTTTCCGTATGGTGCAATCCTAGTCGTTTAGACAAGGCAAGAGACCGCGATAAATCCCGTAGCCAAGAAGAGTCTCGCGTTCCTTATATGAAGGACTATCTGAAAGAATATTGCCAAAGACAAGAGTATAAAGATCAACAGAAAGCATACCATAAAACACCCTCGGCGAAAGAAAAGAAACTAAAGCACTCTCGATTGCCAAATAGTATAGCCAGGAGAAAAGAACACCAACGTACGCCAGAGGCTCAGGAGATACTGAGAGTCCGGCTAGAATCTCCAGAAGGGAGAGCGTATCGACAGAATTTCGACAATCGTAGAAGGGCGCAAATGGAAACAGGAAATGGCATAACGACTATAGAATACCTTGCTATGTGGGAGGCCCAGAATGGGCGTTGCTACGGATGTGGCGACAAGATGATACTCCCATCAATTCTAGGCGGAGACAGCGAATTATCTAGAGACCTAAAATACTGCACCATCGATCACGTCGTCCCAGTTTCTAGGGGTGGCAAACACGAACTATCCAACATGGGTCTATTGTGCCGATCATGCAACAGTAGCAAGTACTCCAAGACCCCCGCCGAATGGCGAGAGCTACAACTAGCAACAGCATAAGGAGAGAGCAATGACCGCAACCCGTAAGCAATTCTCGCTACAACTCAACACCGAGAAAGATGCTGACATCATCGCATATTTAGAATCGAGCGAGAATAAAAACGCCGCGATGAAGCGGGCGCTTCGTAAGCAGATGGCGAAAGAGAATGCCGAAAATATGTGAACAATGCCGCAAAGAGTTCGTAGTGAATGTTCACAATCAGCGGTTTTGTTCTCATAATTGTGAAGCAAAAGCATGGGTTATTACTCACCGCAAGAAGATGCGTGAAAGTTGCAGGAGCTGGCATTTCGCTAATCGTGAAGCAAGGCTTGAGAGCAAACGGATCTATCATCAGGAGAATCGCGAAGCGATACTAATGCGTAAACGGATCTACTATCAAGAACATCGATCAGAAGCGCTAGAATATGCTAAGCAGAGGATGGAAAAGCACCCTGAGAAAGTAAGAGAAAGCAGTAGGCGTAGCAACGCTAAGCGAATGGCGGCGAAACTAGAAAATGGCGGGTCTTTTATGAAAGAGGAGTTCACAAGACTTTGCGAACAACATGATTGGAAATGCGCTTATTGTGGGCGTGTTTTAACGCCAGAAACGGTCACTATTGATCATAAGGTTCCGCTTTCAAGGGGTGGCAGCAGCTACATTATGAACATAGCGCCAGCATGTGGCGGCTGTAATTCATCGAAGAGGGCGACTACAGCAGAAGAATATATGATAAGGCTGGGAAAGAAGGAGGGCCAGTTATGCTCAGGCTGAAAGGTATGTTACACAGAATTGATGGCCAAATCGGCAGGCACATGAGTGCGAAGCGGTGGATCACATTCTGGCTGATGCTTGCTGTTGGTTCGTCTGCGGCTGTCGGCTCCGGGTGGTGGTGGGGATTCCCACTGATATTCCTTGGCGCGATTATGGTGTTCGGAAACGTGAGGCGATTGACATGAAGAAACGAGCATATAAACGGCGCGTTCTCGTGAATAATGGGGCGAGCGACGTCATGTTCCAATCAGCAGCAGATAATTGGGGAACGGTTACGCATGTTGCTATAGCTGTTCCGCGTCCACGATGGCAACGGATTATCGGATTTATCTGGCGCCCGTGGCGGCGTCCGAGATTGATAGGTCATGGAGCGGTGAGTAATGTCTAGATCACAAGCCGTGCGCAATGAAGCGCTGCGATTGGATGGTAACAGATGCGCAATCTGTGGCGCTTCGTCCGACACTGCCATGATCGAAGTCCATCACGTCGAACCGCTTGGCATGGGCGGATCCGATGAACTCGACACGATTGAGAACTGCATCACGCTTTGCGGTTTATGCCACGTCAATATAGGGAACAGCTCACTGCTCATTGCGAAGTGGGACAGGGTAGAACTTGAAGTCATGGACATCGAACGCCGCCGTATACCATATGCGCAACTCTGGTTCTATCGCCGCAAGGAAGCCGAAGAGGGCGAGAGGATCCTATCCGAGCTATCCAGATTCACGCTGCTGGATAAGACGATTGCCGAACGTGTTCACCGGCTTGGGCAGGTTGTCAAGGCAGCGGACCCTGACGCGCGATCATTGCGCGAATGCTTGGCATCGCGTGGCCTAAGTGCATCTCAGCTGCTATCGGCGTCCAGGCTGTACGCAAAGAGCCTTGAGACGCATGTGGAGTGGCCTGACGGAATGAGCGTGGCTGATTATCGCCGGATGCTTGCCGAGTCGGGGCACATGACGAAGCGTGAGTTCTTTTATGTCATGATTCCTCCGCGATCGTGGTTGACTGGGGCTCGCCCTGAAGTCTACTATCGGACGGCATACGAGGCCGAGCTTAGGGACACGATGGAAATCGGGGCGCGTCTCTATAAGTTAGGGAAAGTGTGTTGGGGCTTGCGCGCCGAAGGCGGCAAGCTAATCCGGCCAGACGGCAACGAAGAGTCAGTGATTCACTTTATTCCAAAGGAGGAGCGATGAAGAGCAAGGCAAGATTGGCGTCTTGGTCGGAAGGACGCATTTATCTGATGGAGACCGCAGCACGACGGGCTCACAATCGCTGGCTCAGGACCGAGGCTCCGTGGTACTGGAGGCTCTTCACAAATCTCGGCTTCTTTAATACCACGTTGAGATTCGTATGGGATAAGGACATCACGGAGATTCTCTGCGAGAACTACATCGGCCTAGTGGTCAATGAGCAAGGCATCCCATTTGCGGACATAGAGAGCGGGTTCGACTGGCTATCCCGTAAGGGAGCACTCTCTTTGCTCGGAATCGACGAAGAGACGGAGGAGGATGAGATGAATGAAAGATGCCGCTGCTACGATATTGAAGATGCTATAAACACCGAGTTTCCCGAAGCTAATTGGAACATGGACGAAGGGTGCAAAGCATGGCAAGCTCGATCTGCCGTGCTGAAAGACAACAATATCGAGCACGCGCGATCCAGCGACGAGTGCTACGGATGCACATGCCCGACATATGGCCGCATGATTTGCAATTGGTGTGTATAGCAACAAGGAGGACGAAATGATCGAAGCAGCAATTCACAACGCGCGTATACACAACTGCGCCATGGCCAATGACGCAGAAGACAGGCGGATGCGCCACTGTGAGGTATGCGAAGTGCCCATTGGCATTATGGATCTTGCTCAATTCGAGAAGCTCACCACGTGCAAAGCGTGCGGCGGCAAGATTCACTGCGAACGAGTGGAAGAGGGAGAAGAGTGGATCAGCCAGACAACCGCGAGAATCCTGACAGGCACGAGAGGTAGCCGGATTCGCCGTGCAATTATCGCTGGCAAGATCGGCGTCCTAGAAAACGTGAAGCGCGGCGAGTGCCTGAGAAAGCGCGACGTGATGAGGGAGTTCGGATGACACGTGAGACAGAACCCGCGCATTCATCCTGGCAATTGGAGGCGAATGATGAGTAAGCATGAGATATGGGCGTCTGGATGGACTGGAATGCTTGGAATGGGGGAGTGGGGGCCAGCGCACTTACTCGGAGTTGTTGAAGCAGAGTCGTTTGACATAGCTTGTGAGATTCTTTCCACCACATATGTCTGTTCGCCAGAGTCAAAGATCAGAGCATACATAAATGCTGATGGAGATAAGCGGTGGGAATCTTGGGGATGCAAATTAGTATCGTCAGAGAAGGAAGGGAACGCTTTCATCACAGATGAAGTCAGAAAATGGTGCATTGTTCCAAAGGAGATATGAGATGCCCAAGAAGATCATCAGCGCCTTTGCAAAAAACTTATATCCGGCGTATGTGCTATGCGAAACGACGCCAGAGTGTGCGTTTGAGGTAGAGGAGGAGACGCTGGCACGATGGCGGACGACGTTCACTAATTTCGCACGCGTCCAGGAAGAGATAAGGGAAGCGCAGAAGAAGAGCGGGGATATGAGGGGGAGGCCTGATGACACGCGATGAAGTGATGTCGATGACGGACGAAGAGCTACGGATTGAGGTTGAGAAATTGCTCGGCCATGAATGCGTCCTTTGGCCGTTTTATCGAGACGAAGCGGAACAATATGCAGAAAAAGATGGAAATAGAGGATATACTCTTGGGCCACATTTCGCGAGAAAACTAGCTAGACCGCGGTTAGACAGCCCTTGGCCACCAAAGGTATGTGAACAACGATTTGACGATCAACCATTGCGATATTGGGCAATGATGGAAGCTGTCCCCGACTATCCCAATGACATCGCGGCTACATGGGAATTGGTTGGATCATGGAAACCGAAAGGATTTATGTTGTACTCAGACAGCAAGATTCACGATAAATGGGTGGCTCATTTCACGAAAAACGTGCGTCCAACTTTGAATGACTCACGCATCAATCATGTAATGGCTATTGGCGCAGAAACAGCACCAAAGGCAATAACCCGCGCATTTATCCTAGCAATGGAGGCGCAAGATGATTAACGGCGCAATCGCCCTCACGTCCCTACTCGTGGCCCTGTGGTTTGGTGGCATCGAAGTCGTCGAATTCGTTGTTGGTGTTGACTGGACGCCGTATTCGATCACCGTCACCGCCGATCCTGTTTTCCTCGTGTGGGACGAGTCGAACACAATCCCCGGCTCAGCGTTCACCATAGGCAACACTATCGTCATTGAAGGACGATTGCGCGGATCAGATCGTGAGGCCTATTTGAGGCGCCACGAGATGATTCACGTTCGCCAGTTCCAGGCGCTAGGGTGTATGATATATCCGGTTCACTGGTTTGGTGTGTTGGCCATCGAGCCGCCGCGTGGATCGGACTGGGCGCGGCCAGAGGAGAATGACGAGCTGATGTGGGTGCCTGGAGAGTGGCCACGATGGTATCACTTCATGTCGATTGAGTTGAGGTTGGGGGGGTGAGGATGAGAGCAAAAGACATAAAGAGAATCAACGATGCCGGCAAGATGGGATATGGTGCCGGAATAAAGATACGTCAGACAGTGGTGTGGCGATGTAAAGACATTGGTAGTGCAGAAAGCTTCATCAAGATCCTGGAAGAAGATTACCCGGCGTCGAAGTCCCCAACGCAGGATAGCGGTGAATCGTGATATGATGGATAGGTGATAGCATGACTAAGCCAACAGGCAAGCCAAAGGACGTAGGCGGACGACCGCGAATAGAGATCGACTTCAAGCGGTTCGAGGAAATGTGCGTTGTTCAGTCTACGCTAGAAGAGATTGCCGGTTGGTTTGACTGTTCGCCTGATACCATTGAGCGAAGGGTCGCAGAGCACTACCTGGACGACGAAGGGAATGGGCGGACTTTTGCGGACGTTTCTGAGGGTCTAAGGGGCAAGGGTAAAACCTCTCTTCGTCGAGCACAGTTTCAGAAGGCATTGAAAGGCAGCGACAAGATGCTCATTCACCTCGGACAGCAATACTGTAACCAGAAGGATCATCAAGACATATCAGGCAACATCACCCTCACGGTGAAATATGACGACAACGACGAACTTCACGATCCATCTTCGTAAGCCACATCCGAAGCAAGCTGAGTTCGTTGAATGCCCCAAGAAGCGAATCGTCATTCGTGCCGGCAGACGTGGCGGCAAGACGAGCGGCATAGCAATCCGCGCCGTCAAGAAGTTCCTCGCCGGCCATCGAGTTCTTTATATGGCCCCCACTCAAGAGCAGACTGAGCGTTTCTGGTTTGAGATCACTCGCTCACTAGAAGAGCCAGTATCCGCCGGCGTGTTCAAGAAGAACGAAACATCCAGATTCATCGAGCTGGTTGGCACAGAGCAACGCATCAAAGCGAAGACTGCGTGGAATCCTGATACTGCGCGTGGCGACTATGGCGACGACATTATCCTTGACGAGTTTCAAATGATGGACGAGAAGGTATGGACGAAGGTTGTAGCCCCGATGATGCTAGACAAGGATGGAACGACGACGTTTATCTATACGCCACCGGACGCAGAGAGCGCAGCAAGGTCCAAGGCCCGCGATCCAATGTTCGCTGCACATATGTACCAGAATGCCGAGAAGGACACGACAGGCCGCTGGGAATGCTATCACTTCACCTCACACGACAATCCACACCTCAGCACAGTAGCGCTTGAAGAGATCACGCTGGACATGGACGACCGGGCATATAGGCAAGAGATCCTCGCCGAAGACATCTGGGAGACGCCTGGGGCACTGTGGACGCAAGACATGATTGATGCTTACAGAATCGAGGACGACATCGCGCCCAAGTTCTGGGAGGTTATCGTTATCCCAGTCGATCCCAGCAAGTCGTCTAAGCCAGGAAGCGACTCATGTGGAATCGTCCCTTGTGGCATGGACGGGCTGGGGGTTGTCTACGCACTAGAAGATCTATCCGAAGTCGCACCGCCTGAGCGATGGGCCGTGACAGCCGTTGATGCCGTTAAGAGGTGGACACCTTTCTGCAACGACATCTATATCCTCGTCGAAAGCAATGCCGGCGGCGAGATGATTCGAACGACGATCAATCCGATAGCCGCTGAGATGGGGGTGCAAAAGGCGATGATCTCGATGGCGCCGCTGGACAACAACCCGAACATGATTCCGTCGATCCAGAATAAGTACGTGAGGGCGCTTCCGGTCAAGGCTAGATGGGGGCGGGCGCAGTGTGGTATAATCGGACACATGCCGAAGCTAGAATATCAGCTATGCAACTGGATTGAGGGCGCTCGATGGAGCCCAGACGGAATGGACTCGATGGTGATTGGAATGAGACGACTGCTACGGTTGGATGAGAAGCCAGGCAGCCGTGCGGAGTTTGTTAGTTGGTGAGGAGGGGGGATGAAGTTATCGGAAGAGATCGCTGCAATCTGCAACCCTATTGACGCGACGTGGCCCGAGAAGACGAAGGCTAAAGTTGCTCGTCGGCAAGAGAAGTATGCCATTCTTATTGACGAAAAACTCATTCCACTGAGAGAGGCATTGACATTCTATCTGAGTCAAAATGATAGAGGCACAGTAGCGCAAGCTGGGCTGGACAGGTTAGCTGGATAATCCTATTTCCTAACAAGAAGAAGGATATAGAGCCTGTCTGCGAAAGGTGCTAGTCGCTCCACTGTAGAGAGCCGGGACGAAATGGAACAAATAACCAAGCCACAGTTCGACATCAAGGCGACATCCGAAGACGGCAAGATGATGCTGTTCCTTCGTGGACCGTTCGTTGGTGTGGACGGTATGGGGTTCGAGGTGCGGATGGTGCCAGTGATCGAGATGGGGAAGTGGCCGGTGATATGGAAGGAGGAGGAGTAATTTGCATCATGCCCGCTCTTTGTGCTAGAGTTATCATCTAACGGGGGGGTAGAGAGGGTTGGTGGTAGATGGGGCGCGTCCGGGACGTTGTACTAGATTGGATGGCAGATGGGCCACGTGTGGCCCTTGCTCATTTATTGGCCCCAGAGACACGCGCAATTCAGACGACACAATCCCTTCAGTATGGCGTCGAGCAATGGACTGATTGGAATACGCAGAAGGCCGTACTCGAAGGCTACGAATCTCACTTCCTCGTATACAGACTGACCAAGTTCCGTGGCGATGCAATCCGCTCACTTCCGTTGCTTGCGAAAGATATCCGTACCGGTGATCCCGTTGCAGAGACACATCCAGCAGCGCGGATGATCGCCAGCCCGAATCCTAGAATCTCGATGGACGAACTAGAGTTCCGGGTTGAGTTGTTCCTCTGCATGGCCGGCGATGCGTACTGGTATGTCAACCAGGTAGGCGACAGCGTAAGGCTGGACCCTCTTCGTTCTGACAGGGTAAGCATCAAGGCATATAAGGACAAGCTCGTCTATCTCTACACGCTGCCAGGGGAAACTCCGGTCCCATTTGACGAAACAGAGATTGTCCATTTCAAGAACTTCAATCCAGCGAATGACCTATTCGGCCAGCCAGTGCTTAGAGCCAATGCGAAGATCGTTGACACTGGCAATGCAATCACGAACTTCCAGTATCACTCAATGAAGAACGGCTTATGGCCATCGGGAACATTGTCTACCGGGAAGCTAGAGAAGGGACAGTACGATCATCTGAAGCAGCAGATTGATGACTTCAAGAAGGGATCGTCTAACGCGCGCCAAGTTCTAATCATTGAAGACGGGACTGGATTCGTGCCGGCTACACCAACGCCGGCAGAGATGGACTTCATGGGTGGCTCAAACCTCACCAATCAAGAGCTATGTGTCGGCTTCGGTGTGTCGGCTGAGGCGATTGGGTTAATCCCTGCGAAGTACGAAAACATGAGAGCGGCAAAGAGGGCGGCCTGGGAAGATACACTTCTTCCAGAGGCTGAGCTGATTAAGGGGACGCTAAACATCCAGCTTGCGCCACACTTCGACGGCATCTATTTTGATTACGACCTGGCGAACTCACTCCCCATGATTGAAGCCCGCAAGGACGCCGCAGAAGAGGGAAGGATCTATTTCAATATGGGCATATCGACGAAGGCCATCAATGAACGCTTGAAGCTAGGATTCGACGAAGCTGACTGTCCAGACGAGGGCATGTTCCCGGTGACGCTGTTACCTGTAGGCACATCAAGAGTGCAGGAAGGGGCGCGTGATATCCGTGCGATACGCGATGGGGCGCTCGATCTGCACTACCGAGCGACTGACCGCCGTAGACAAGGATGGGAACGAGGGGTCACCGAGAAGGTGAAGGATTTGTTTGCGGCGGAAAGCTCGGTCGTTGTGAAGGCGGTAGAAGGCGGCGCGATTGACACCGACCCAGCGATTGATTCCCAGCGAAGCAAGTGGCTCAAGATGCTCACTTCCGTATACAGAGAGATCTTCGTGGACTTTGGACAAGCGGTGATGGATGAGTTAGTTCCTAGGTCGAGGATAGAGCGTCGCGATTTCGATCCATGGTCGAAAGAGATTGAGAAGTATGTGAATGCTCATGTGGCTGAAGAGATTACGCTCATCCAAGATACGACGAAGAAGAGGATCCGCACGATTATCTTGGAAGGCGAGAAGGCCGGCCTTAGCACGGTGAAAATAGCGCGCAGCATTCGCGAGACGTTTGCTGAGTGGGAAGGCGGGACGGGCGTTTATCGATCGATGATGATTGCTCGCACTGAAGTGCATCAAGCGGCAGGGACTGCTATGCACGAATCAGCGCGTCAATCTGGGGTTGCGAAAGAGAAGGCATGGCTTGACGCAGGCGATGACCGGGTGAGGCCGCAGCATGTGAACAATACGGCCCAAGGGTGGATTCCATTCGACGACGCCTATCAAGACGGCGCGATGTATCCAGGCGATGGAACGGACGACGTGAACTGCAGATGCGTCGAGCAATATAGGGACAGGTGAGGGATATGGGAAGACATAGTTCAGTGAGAGATACTGGATACAGGGCGTCATACTTCGATGCGGATCAAGACGTTGCTGACGTTATCAAGATCGTTGTCACAACTCCGGCATCGGGATCATATTGGTTGTCCAAGCAGGTATCAGCCAATGGTGCTGTCAACGTAACGCTGACAGAGGATGTAACGATTGGCGCGGCTGGTACTGCGATGGTGTTCTATTCAAGGAACCGGCAAGGCGACCATCCAGACGACTGCGGGTGCGAGATTGAGTATGGCGGGACATACACAGGCGGGACAGAGATCCTGACTGAGGTGTGCCTGTACGAAGACATGGACGATCCGATATGCCTGAAGCAATCAACGTCCTACCAGATCACCATCACGAGCAAGGCAGCCGACAACTACACGTCTTGCATCGTGTGGGTGTGGCAAGGGCAGAATGGTGATCACGCATGATACCCGAGAGATCATTTGAGGTGAGGGCGGTAGACGGCGGGGAGCCAGGGACAATCGAAGGGCTTTCATCTGTATTTGGCACGCTTGATTCTCACGAAACAATATTTGACAAGGGCGCGTTCAAAAAGACTATCAAAGACCGTAGAGGCAAGGTGCCGATGGTGTGGATGCACGATTCTTGCAATCCGATTGGATTGGCCATGCTGGAAGAAGATGACAAGGGAGTGAGATTCATCGGGCAGCTTGACCTCGACGTTCAACGAGGCGCTGAGGTCTACAGCGGAATCAAGAAAGGCTACATCACACAGATGAGCCATTCGTTCAAAGAGATCAAAAGCAAGATGGTGAAAGACGAAACTGGTAGAGAAGTAAAACACTTCACAGAGGTGAAGCTATTCGAGATATCCCCAGTGACTACCAACTTCGCATCAAATGAAGAGGCTGTTATCACAGGGGTACGAACAAAGGAAGAGCTGATTGTGGTGATTCCTGACGGCATGAGGCAACAGATGGATCGACTCGAAGCACTCCTCAACGAGCCGCCTAAGGGCACTCGGAAAACGGAGCCGCTAGGCAAGCCGGGCAACCACTTGCAGGGCGTCCAGAGACAACTAGACCGGATTCAAAAGATGAGGGGTGAATAACATGGCAGACGAAGAGAAGAAAGTCGATCAGAATGAGACGTTTGAGAGAATGGCCGTACAACTCAAGGGCATTGCCGATAAGTTCGAGGGCTTGCCTGAGACGGTGAAGGCCGAAGTCGATCTCCGTATCAAAGAGCTTTCAGGCGATGTGAAGGCATACAAGGAAGAGATGCAAGCGAAGTTGGCCGCTGCCGATGCACGACTGACGGCCGCGATTCAGGAACAGCGAGCACCGGGCACTGTGGCGACAGCCAAACGCGAGGAAGACTACGGATACGGAAACGAGCCAGGTGGCTTCGACGATATGATCGCCGAAGTACGTGGGGCACGTTCTGGAATGGGAATCCCTGAGCGCCTGAAGAAAATGCACACTGGCGAGATGGAGCGGCGTGATCTGACTACGCTCACTGGTCAGGATGGTGGCTTCTGGATGCGGCCACAGTTCTCGGACCAGCTGCTTCAGATCCCGCCCGATCAGCAATGGATATCCTCGTTGGTGAGGATGCTCCCTCGGACCGATCCTCCGAATGCAGACTTTACGTTCAACGCATTCGATCAGTCTGGAGCAAAGGGAATCTATGGCGGGGTGGCCGTCTATTCTTCAAAGGAACTTGCGTCACCGACAAAGACGAGCACACCGAAGCTGTTGACAGTTTCACTGAAGCCCGAGAAGGTTGGGGTGTATTGGCTGGTATCGGAAGAGTCTTCGGCGAACACACCGCAGATGGGATCGATGATGCAGCCTTTGGTCAACGGTGCAATCCTTTCGTACCGCGACGACAAGATTCAGACGGGTACAGGTGCTGGCGAGTTTAAGGGATTCGCTTCCAGCCCTGCGATGATTAACGTGGATCGAAGCTCAGCCGATGAAGTCAACTATGTCGATCTCGTGAACATGATCTCACGAATTATGTCGAATGGCGGCGGACGGTTCGTGTGGTTGTGCCAACGTGTAACGATGCTTCCTCAGCTGATGACGCTCGTTGATGGTGGCGGTAAGTTGATCTGGGCAGACAACGCACGGGATGGTATACCAGCACCGACACTGATGGGTATTCCGATCTTCTTCAATGAGATCAGCCCGACGCTTGGAACAGCCGGCGACCTGCGATTGGTCAACTTGGATTACTACCTCGTCAAGCCTGGAATGGGGGCAATGCTCAAGAGCGATAACACGTATGCCAACTTCCTCGTCGGCAATGAGACGTTGAGAATCACCTACTACGAAGACGGCAAGCCGTGGATTACTTCACCGCTTACGCTGCGAGATGGTACGAATACAGTCAGCCCGTTCATTCAGCTGGCCGCATAGAGAGAAGTCAAGCCCTAACGGGCGAGGAGAACTAATATGCACATGATCAGAGAAGGCGTCAAGGGAGATTGTGCGGTTAAGCCGCAAGTTGGAGCAACAAGCATTACGGGCGAATGGTTCCGAATGGACACGTTCGCAAAGGCGAAGTTCACGGCGATTGTCAGAGGGCAGAATGCTGGTGACGATTGCACGTTCGCTGTCTATCAGGCGCTAAACGCAGCCGGCGGCACTGAGTTGCAGCTTGGGGCAACCATCACGATGGCACAGGGCATCAAAGTAACGATGGCGAGTGTCACGATGAACACCGTGAGCGTAGCTGATACGTTGATACTCACGCCGTACTACTTCAACGGGGAAGGCATACCGACGGCCGGCACTGCATTGACGTATACGGCAGCGGCGGCAACAAGTGTCCCAAATCGACAGTTCATTAACACCGACAACGATGCCGCTGCTGCTGCATTGGCTGAGTGCATCAACGATGCGACGTATGGCGTACCTGGAATGTTGGCAACGGCTGCATCTGCTGTTGTTACGCTTACTTGTACCGAACCCGGCGGCGGCGATCGTCAGGTGACTTGTGAGAACGACGGGACTGGAGCATTTGACATCACTGAATCCAATGCACGATTGGTCGTGCAGGATCTCATTCAGATGGCTGACTTCGAAGTCTACGTCCAGGATCTCACACGGAACAGCGATTACACCCATGTTGGTGCGCGGTTTGCCAGTATCGAGACTGACGTTTACACGGTTGCGTTCTTGGAGCGCGCGATGGCTGGATATGGCCCTGTTGGACAGGCTGTAGCATATACCGACACTTCGGCATAGGGGGAATCATGGTTGATAAACTAAGACCAAAGAGCGTGCGCTCTCCTGGATCTCCTTGTGCGTGGGCAGAAGAGCAAGTTGGCTCGATCTCAGAATTGATCGAGTACACGGATGTAATCGGCGGGACGGGGACAGTCGCTATTGGGACCATCCCCGCCGGCGCTAGATTCCTTGGATGCAAGGTGTGGGTAGTGACTGCCTTCAATGGTGGAGCGAATAACGCTCTGATCGTCGGCATTCCTGCTGATACGAACTATTTCATTGAAGACGGAAACCCGACAGTGGCAAACAGCGAGACGACCGAAGTCAACGTACTTGACTACGCTCCGACCGCCGATGTCGTTGTCTCAGCTATCTTCACACATACGAGCACTGTGCCGACGACTGGAAAGGCGTTGGTGACGGTGACGTTCAAGCAGCCACTCTAGGAGGTGGTGAGAATGAAGAAGCTACTTGTTTTAAGTCTCGTCCTCCTCTTGGGGATGACGTGCATGGCGAAGACAAACTACTTTGATAGCATCGTGGTCGCTGGGGCATTGACGATGTCTGGCACGAGTGCGACATCATTCACGGGGACAACGTTCGCGGTTGATATGAGTTCAACAGTTGTTATAGATGGCGCTACGTCGGTGCGGAATGTCAGTGCTGGGTTTACCAGCCTTGAAGCCGCGGCTAATAGGATTGGTGTAAACGCGACGATCTATATGTCGATTGCGACTACGGCAGCTAGTGGCATTACAACCATCACACATACCGGAACAGCTCCGGCAGTTACGTGGACGGCTGATTCTCTGTCATTCGTTGGCAGCTTCGATACGAATGGCGCAACGGTATCACTAGACGGTAGTACATCGACGCGAGCTATCAGTGCTGGATTCACTAGCTCTGAGTCACCGGCGAACCGGCTGGGACTAAACGCGACGGAATACATACAGATCGCAACCGCTGTCACGACAGGCATCACCACGATAACACATACAGGGAATGCGCCAACTGTAACATGGACGGCGAATTCGTTCGACTTCGTTGGTGCGTTCGCAGCGGATGCACTTACCCTGTCTGACGTGCTCACCTTCTCGGATGCGGGAACAATCGACAACACCGCAGCGGATACTCTGACTCTGACAGAAACGAACGTCGCTGTTGTCGGTGAGTTTGGTGTCACTGGCGGGATTGCGGTGGACGGTACGACGGTGCTTCTTGATGGGAGTACGTCAGTCCGGGCAATCAGTGCGGGCTTTGCGAGCATTGAGGGACCAGCTACGCGAATCGGACCGAACGCAACGACCTATATGAACATCGCAGTTGCGGCCACGACCGGCAATACGGCCATCACTCATGTTGCAGGATCTGCCGACGCGGTGACATGGACGGCGGCGGGCGGGTTCGACTTCGTTGGGGCAATGGCATTGGACGCGACTACGCTATCCGATGTCTTGACGTTCAGCGATGCTGCAACGATTGACAATACGGCGGCTGACACGCTAACGATCACTGAGACGAACATTGACCTTGTTGGGGCAGTAGATGTAAGCAGCTTCTTCGACATGGGGACGATGGATGTTGGGATACCGGTTACGACTGCTGATCCGTTCGCCATGGAAGTTCACACTGAACCCCTGACCACGCTGACTGCTGGCGATACGGGACTTACGGCTGGAATACGTTCCAGATATCAAGTTTCTGTTGCACAGCCAAACCAAATTTCTGTTTCGGCGGTAGAGGCCAGATTGAGGGTCAAGCACGCTTTGGCCGACGGCGTTCATTCTGCTGTATCTGGAGTGATCGAAGCATCTGGGACAGACTCCGACTTCACGGGAACTGCAACTACTCAAAGGTCGGCGGGATTCTTCGCGCTGGACTTTGATGCAGATGTCACGCTTGCCAACGATGGATGGCTTACTGGCGTTACTATCAACTCAAGCGTTGATGGGGCTGTTAGCATGGCGGCTACTAAGTTCGCAGGGCTGAGAATCTCAACCAACTCTGGCAAAGAAGCCTGGGAACAAGGGATCGTTATTGATGACAGCGCGGCTGTTATTGGTGTCGACATCGGAACCTGTACTACAGATATCGTTGGCCAGAATGAAGAGTCGCTTGATAACGCGACGGATGGATTCTGGAACGCGCAAGCTGGACTTACGAGCTATGCACAATCTGTTGTGCTAAATGATCGCCATCGTGTGACGGTTGCTGAGATCAACGCAGGCCATGAGCTGTTGCCTGCTATCACTGGCCGGGCATATCGCATCGTCTCTGTGACGGCTATCGCTTACGGTGGCGCTGTTGGGACAACTACAACGGTAGACATCCTTGGGACTCAAGCAGCTGGCTCTGTGAAGATTGCAGCTTTCGCACAAGCAAGCCTAACGCAATCGGCGGTACTAAATGCTGGCGATGCTGGCGCGGCTGTCCTGGCTGACGGTGCTTCGTTCGCAGCATGCGACGCGGCTACGGCGATCACAATTGGGAAGACTGGCGGCAATCTTGATACCGCGACTGGCGTAGACATCATCATCACATACGTCATCGAGTAGATATAACGCGGGGGGCTTCGGCCCTCCGCATTCGTTCGGGGGTGAGGTATGAAGATCACGTTGGCAAAAGCGCAGACGATCAAGGCGCGAGATTACGACGTTGGGGATGAAGTAATTGTGAGCAAGGAAATAGGCGAACGGATGATCTTAGAGGGCATTGCGAATCGGATCATCGAAGTGCCTGAGAATCGAGCTATCGGCAAGACGGTATTCGAGACGCACAAGGTGTTTGGGAGATAAGCCATGGCAGACGGCCCGGTGTATACAAACCTAGTTTGGGCGACAGAGAAGACGCTCGTCAAGGCATATTGCCGCGTCGATGGAACGGACCATGATGCCTTGCTTGAGGTGCTGTTTAACGCGGCAAAGCGCAAGGCGGACGAATATTTGAACAATCCATTCGAGGTATTGAATCCGACTGTGGTATTCAGTGGCGTTGTTGCCGATGACTATATCGTCGTCAACGGGAAGCAGTACACCTGCAAGGCCGCGGCGGACGAAGATGAGTTGTACTTCGCTCTTGGAGCAAGCGACACCTTGACGGCTGATAACTTCGTTACCTATATCAACTCTACGACGCTCGGAGGATCCTTTGGCGCTACCGGTGTACCTGGAGTCCTCGCAGCCAATTCAACGGGCACTGTGACCTTCTCACGGCGCTACGGAAACAATGCCGCCATCGTTGTGGAGAGTTCAGACGAAGACAAGCTGATGGTGCGCCAGGTGCGAACGGCGCTAGGTATTCCAGAAGACATCAACCAGTGGATCTATCAGCACATTGCACGCAACTTCAGAAATAGGCTGGCGGCAATGCAGACCTCAGTCGCTGGACAAGATTCGGCGATGTACGTATCGATGAAGTCGGAGGAGTCAGGGATGCAGAGTAACTTCGATCTCATCTCTCATTTACGTTTGTTGCCGGGGCTAGGATGAACGCAGATCAACGTGTGAGGATTAATACAGGATCGAGTGCGCCACAGGCAGCCGGTGGTACTGCATGGACAACTGCATCCACTGAAACTCGGTGGTGTAACATCGTGTCGATTACGCCAGCTCAGGCGGTGCAGAGATATGGTTGCGAACTAGATGCCGTCATTCGCTTCGAGTTCCGCTTCTATGATAGGCCGACGATTACGATGAGAGGGACACAATTTGTCTGGGTAACGGATGGGCATCCTAACAAGCTGAAGGTTTATAAGCCACGGTCAAGCCCAGTGAACGTTGATGGGGTTGGGGCGGTTACGTCGTTGCTGGTAGAGGATACGGGGGAGGTTGCTAGTGTCTAAGATATTCATTTCTAACTTGCCCGTCGTAACGATTGCGATTGAAGCCGCATCGCAGAAGGCCCTGATTGCGGCAGCCGATGTTGGAAGGAATCAGACCGTTCAAAATCTTGCCGGTGCAAGATCCGGGCGCACGTATAAAGTGCCCGGGACGCAAGTAACGTATACAGCATCAGCGCCGGGCGAATATCCAGCCGTTGCAACCGGTAACCTGCGAGAGCGCGTCGATAGGAAGGTATTGAAGGATGAGGTTCAAGTGGGGACTGCTGTTGAGTATGGATTGTTCCTTGAGAAGAAGCCAGCCAACAGGGGCGGGCGTCCGTGGCTCAAGCCGTCCCTCGATCAAGCAAAACCGGTAATGTTGGCCAAGCTCGCACAGAGGTGGTTCTAATGGCCGTCGAAACCGGGCAAGCAATCATCACGACATTGTGGACGCGGATCACAACTGACGACACGCTGAAGACGTTGCTCGGAACGCCTGTTTCGGTGTATCGGGTGATGGCCTCAGAAGATCCAGCCATGCCTTACTTCTGGCATCGCCTATCTCTTAACGGAAATCTTCTTCATGGAATTCACACGTACTACCTCGATCTGTGGTACTACGGCGCAAGCCCAGTAACTGCAGACGCGGCGATTGATCGTGTCAAGATTCTATTTCACGAGTTTGGAAACATGACGGGCTCAGACGAGGCGAACATATTACTGGAATGGTTTTCGGGCGGATACATCCCGACGGATGCAGCCAAGGTATGGCATTTTGCAAGCCAATGGGATCTCTGGGTCGGGGCAGCAAGGGATATAACCAACATAATTGGGTGAGGTGATTCAGATGGGAACGATTAGAACGGGGATTTCGGCGGCAGCAGTCGCAAAGTATCTGAGAGGGCCAGGGTCGTTGTACAAGGACTTTACGGATCTTGGCACGCCTGGCACATTGCTGGGGGAAACAAAAGGCGGATCAAGCTTTTCTTACGGCTTGACGTATCACGACGTCGAACCAGATGGCGCGATGGGATGGGTGGTCGGACATCGGTTCATTGACAAGGTTGTTCCGACGTTATCAGTAAGTCTATTGGAGCATTCGGTCAACCATTATCTGTGGCATCTACCTGGCGCAAACAGTGCAGATCAATCACCTACTGGAATCAAGGGCGAGTACATCGGAGTAGGAACAGAGACGGATGTTGGCGTAGCTCCTGCGGGGACACCTACCATCGACGAAAGCACGCTCGAAGTGTGGCGCACTCCTGCTGCTTTGGGAGCGGGCGTCAAGCTGACTCTCAACACTGATTACACCGTGGTCGATCAGATCACGCTTGCGACGGTGCTCGCCGGCCACACGATTACTATCGGAGGGGTAACGTTCACGGCGCATGCGACTGTTACTACACCAGCCAGTAGAGAGTTCTCCATTTCTGGGGACGACACGGCGGATGCAGTTGCACTCATTGGGCTCATCAACAACACGACCTATGGTGTCACGGGCGTGACAGCAATCAGCGCACTCGGGGTTGTGTCTCTCAGCAGAGCTACGGCTGGAACCGTCAATACGATCGTTGCAGTCGGAGGCACGATGACGATGGTATATCAAGTCGTTATGTCTACCGCTGCAGGCGCAGTCCTTGACGGAGACTTCATCACCGTGTTCTACGTATACGACAACACCGCATCCGGGGACACGTACACGATCATCACCCCTGGCCAGATTGCCGCAGCGGATCACTTCACGAACATCGCTCTTCTGTGTGAGGTATCCGACGCAAGCCAGACGTATCCAGTGGTCTTCATCATTAAGAACCCGCTTAGCGAGCCAGACACGATTGAGATCCCTGGCGAGCGGATTAACGAGACACTGTTAAAGACGACATGGACTGGATTTTACGATCCAGCAGATGGTCTGGATCTGGACCAAGCGCCAGTTGAGTTGTGGATACCATACGGAATTTAGCGAGGGGGATGAATGACTGAGAAAGGCAAGACAAGCGGAGCGGGGCCACTTACGTGGTCCCCTCCGGTTCTCGATATCGAAGGGAAGGAATACAAGCTCCGTCGATTAGGCTTGCTCGATGTTCAGCGAGCGGCAAAGATCGTTGCAACGGTTGTCCAGGCCGGCGGCCGTAATGCGCTTGCGAACATGGGCAACGTCAGCACGATGGAAGTAGGAACCTATATCCTTGATCTGCTTCCGCTGGCAATGGACGAAGTGATTGACTGGATGGCCGACTATCTCGGGATAGCGCGCGGCATCGTCTTCGACAAGATCGACGAAGCAACGGACAACACGGGCACCATCCGCGATCCAGACGTATTCCCGCTCGGTTCAGAGATCAAGGTCATTGAAGCCTTGCTAGAACATGAGGACGTGCAAGCTTTTTTCGGCAGTGTGAAGCGAATGATGAAACATCCAGCGCTTCAGAGTCTGACGGCGAGAAAGGTTTCGAGAGGGCCATCGACGGCATCCAAGAGAGGTATAGCTGGACCGACGAAGAAGTCCTAGCGTTACCGTATGCCAGGTTGCTTCAGGCAGTCAGGGTAACTGGCGAAATGAGGAAAGAAGAAAGGCGGTGGGAAGCGCTATGGAGCTACAGAATGGCACCACCGACGGTAGGCGAAGGGAAGAACCGAGAGGTTATCCCGTTCAAGAATTGGCTGGCACAGCTTGGACTAGGTGACGAAGTGGAAGAGAGCGGCCGAACATTGACGGATGAGGACATCAAACGAGCCTTTGCGAAGGGCGTGAAGAAGATAGCGGTGCTTCCTCCGGGCGTGAAGATTAAAGAGAAGTAGGTGATTTCTAGTGGAAGTGTTTCGGCTCTTCGGAACTATAAGCATCAACAAGGCAGCCGCGATTGCGGACCTAGCTGCGGTCAACACTGCCGGTGCTTCCTTCGGAGCCAAGTTCAATAATGTGCTGACGAAGATAGGGAAGGCGGGCAAACTCATCTTTGCCGGTCTTGCTATTGCCGCTGGTGCTGTCTTCGTTTCCGCTATCAAGAAGGCTGCCGACTTTGAATTGGCTATGGCCAAGGTCAAGGCTATTTCAGGCGCTACTGCTGACGAGTTTGAGGCTCTAACCGAAAAGGCGAAACAGTTAGGGCTTGATACCGCACAGACGATGACCGAGATCGCAGACGGCATGGAGGCGTTTGCTCGTGCCGGATTTACTGCGACTGAGATTGTCTTGGCGATGGATGGTGCTGTTGCCTTAGCCGAATCTCAGGTGATGGAGCTTGCCGAGGCTGTACGCATCACGGGCGCAGTTCTCAAGGGTATGGGGTTAGAGGCTTCAGAATCAACACGGGTAGCTAATGCCCTGGCCGCTGCTGCGTCTTCATCTGCGACTACGGTTGATACCCTGGGCGAGTCGATGAAGTATCTTGCACCTGTAATGGCTGCACTGAACAGACCGATGGAAGAGGCGTTGACCGTCATTGCAAAGCTGGGGGACGCTGGCTTGACAGGTGGCCGGGCAACCAGGGCGCTTTCTACAGCGCTTGAGGGTCTAGCCGATCCAACAGACGAAGCGGCGGATGCACTCAAGCGACTCAATATTGACACATTCGACGCCGAAGGTAACTTCATCGGAGTCATCGAGCTAGTTGGACAGCTCGAAGAGTCATTCATCGAACTCGGATATACAGCCGAACAGAAGATGGCAGCAATGAGTGCTGTCTTCGCGGGCGCTGCCGGCGAGATGAACATCTTGATTGGACAAGGGCAGGCCGCTCTTGAAGCATACCAGGGATCCATCACAGGAACATCCGTCGCGTTCGATCAACAGGCTGCAATGCTCGATACCGTATCGGGACAATGGCAGATCTTGAAAGGCTCGATTGAGCTGCTGCTTGTGACGATTGGGACCAAGGCGCTGCCCGTCATCCAGAAGTTTGTGACTGGTACCCTTATCCCGTGGGTCAACCGAATGACAGAGGCGGCGGATGGGACTTCTATCTTCGAGACAGCAATCAAGAAGATCATCGCGCCGTTCCAATGGATGATTGATAATGGAACTGCGGTGAAGAACGCCTTGATAGCGATTGGTGCTGGCTTATTTGTAATCACTGCTTATACGAATCCGATATTGCTTCTCGTTGCTGGTATTGCTTCTCTCGTTGCTATCCTCTCTAGCGATGATGGATTGCCAAGAACGGCCAAAGAGATGCGCGATTTCAATAAAGAGATCGACGCGATGGTCAAGGCTCTAGACGGCGCATCGAAGAGTAATATCGTCAGCGCCGATTACTACGAAGGGCTAACAGACACCATAACCGAGATGAAGAACCTTGGAGAGATCAGCAAAGAAGTATATGGCGACATAATCAAAGAGCTATTCAATCTCCAAAGCGCAGTATTGCAACTTGCCCCAGAAGATATGGCCGATGCTTGGGTTCTTGGGGTTGACATTATTCTTGCGAAGTTCGCTGAGTTGTACCCAGAACTCGGAACGCTACGCATAGGATATATCGGGGTTGCAGATGCGTCAGACGTTACAGCGGAAAGCACAGGGAAGCTCAACACAATGCTGCAAACGTCCAAAGACGCCATAGCCGAAGTCAACCGTCTGCTTGCTGAATATCGCGCCGGCCAAGAGGGGGCAGCAGACGACACAGATGATACAGTCGTTGCAATATCCGCTCTCGTCCAGGAGTACAACGATCTGCTCGCCGCGCTCAATGAGACAGAAGAGGGCAGCTACGAATATGCCCTTGCCCTGCAAGACCTTGAGAAATTCCACAATGCGCTAACCGCCGCGGCTGAGTATCTTGCTGAGGGCGATCTTGAAGTATCTGCCGCACTTCAGGCATTGATTACCGAAACGATGAAGTATGCCCGTGAACAAGACAAGTCAATCAAATCAACAACCAAAGCCGCACGGACGATTAAGGACTTAGAGAAAAGATACAAAAAACTGAATAAGATTATGGGAGATTCTCCTGTTGGCTCTGTTGAATATACAGATGCGCTGAAAGAACAGCAGGCGCAGTACGATGAATTGATGGACCAAGTGGACTATCTCACAGAGGCCAATATCGAGGTTGCTCAATCAACATTAGACCATATCGCCACTCTTGAGGCCGCCGGCATAGTGACGCGAGCGATGAGGACAGAAGCAGAGCGGCTTGCTGATGCACAGGATCTTCTCGCTCAATCTAATAAGGCGCTATATCAGTCAGAACATGGGTTGTTAAACGAAACGCTGGAATTACTACAGGCATATGATGACGCGATAGATGGCGGTGCGAGACAGGCTGAAATTCTCGAACGGCTTCGTGGCATATATGATGAGGTAACCACGAAAGTCGAAGCTCTCGGTGATGCTGGGGTTACAGCAAGCGGCGATCTATTGCTGATCCTTGCTGCGTTTGAAAAGGTAACTCTTGGAGGAACGCAACAACTGACAACGTTCGAGAAGGCCACTAAAACAGTCTGGGAAAATATCTTGGAGTATGTTGGCGAGACACTCGGCGCAATGCTCGAAGGTGTGTTTAATTACTATAGAGACAAGACACGGGCTGCCGAAGAACATGCTAATCGGATGTTGGAGATCGAAGAAGATTATGTCACAGATCTAGAAACAACAGACGCAGATTACGAAGAGGATAAGGCGGCTGCGCAACTTGCTTATGATCGCAAGCTAGAAGATTTAGCTCGGGACCATGCAAGGGCGATGGTGAATGCGAGTGATTATGACGCGCAGCAAAGAGAGTTCATAAATTATCAAGACCGCCTAGAAGATGCCAAGATCGACCATGATCGCAAGATGACCGACATGGAAACCGCTTATACCACTGCAATAGGAGACTTGAGAGACGACCGAATAGAGGCAATCGCAGACGAGGAGACTGCGATGGAAGATTTAGCAGTCTCATTCGGCGAGGCTATGTGGAAGATCCTGCAGACGGCGCTCACTGCCGCGAAAGAAGAATTACTCATTCTCAGCATAACGGAAGCTGCGAAAGCTCTGGCGTATACCGCCGCTATTGTGCTTGGCGGATTATGGGCCGTCCCTCTACAAGCACAACATGCTGCTGCTGCCGCTGCTGCCGCATTTGGAGGTGGTGCTCTTGCGCTTAGTGGTGCTTTGATCGGCTTCAAGGAGGGCGCTGTATTCGATAGCCCAACGCTTCTCCCCCCGCACATGGTGGCCGAAAGCGGCGTGGCCGAAGCCTATCTCCCTCTCAGTAAGAGTGTCTTCGCAAAGATTGGTGATGGCATTGTCAATGCGCTCAGTCCTCAACAGCCGATGCTTGCCGGCGCAGGCAACATCTCTATCGACATGCGCGGCATGTACGATGGCGCAATATTGAACGTGCGCTCTGAGTCAGACATCGAACTTATCGCCCGCGAACACTATAGCCTCTTCCAATCAAGACTACGCTCTGAGGGGGTGCGCACGTGAGTGACATAAGCAGATTCACGATAGGGGGCATAGCCAACACGACACTAGGTGTCGAGCTGATGCCAGACTTTGACGAGCCGGTTCTGCCACAAACTAGAGATCAATCGGTGGTGATCCCCGGACGTAATGGCGTTCACCTGTTCACAACCGATCTTGGGCCACGAATCATCGTGCTCGATCTCGTGATGATCGATTCAACCACCCCTGAGACGCTACAGAGCCTCACAAAGACATTTTCTCAAGTGTTGCTTGATCAGGATGGACATCCGAAAGACGTGGCTCTCGTGTTCACCAAGGAAGCGGGCTATACGTATACGGTTCGCTATGCGGGGAAGATGCCATTGACGCGACTGGTCGGCGGAAGCAAGGGATACTTCTCATTGCCATTGCTTGCGGCTGATCCATTCTCGTACGCGGCGGAAGACACTGATACGTACAACATAACGGCGGCATATCAAACAATGGCGGTCGAAAACGCGGGGGATTACAGAACACCTCCGACGATGACGATCACGATGAAAGCAGGCTCTGGTAACGTGACAGGATTCACGTTGATCACGAGACAGATCAAGTAGGGGTGATTGAGATGGCAAGCGGATTTACAACGGCGCTGAGAAATCAGATTCTTACAGCGGAGTTTCGGACGGACAATATTTGGGCGGCATGTTGTGACGCAAACCCAGGGGATGCAGGAACAGCAGCGGCGGAGATTTCGGCGTCGTATGGCTACACACGAATGACGCTATCAATGGCGACGGCGGCGACTGGTTCGACGAAGAACATAGCAGCCGTAGAATTCCCAGCAGCGGTTACAGGCACTTGGGGCACGATTGGCTGGTTGGCAATCGCAACAACGACAGTGGAAGGTGACGGCAAGTTCTCTGCCTCTGGAGCATTGACAGTCTCAAAGCTGATTGGTGTGGGAGATCAACTTGTGTTTGCGATTAACGCAATCACAGTGACGATTGCACCGCAGGCGTAGCCATGCCGAGTATCTTCATTGGTGTACCGAATCAAGGGTCGGTTGGGACGAGTCTGTCCTATCGCCTGAGACAATGGTGCCTTTCTGGAAAGTACGATATTACTGTCGTTGAGGCAACGCGTTATCGGCCGCTTGAATTGGCGGTCAATACGCTGCTCAAGGAGTTTCTGGCGACTGATTGCGAATATCTGTTCCTGATCAACGATGACGAGCATCTGCCAGAGAACGCCCTTGACAGGCTATTGGCGCACGATAAAGATGTCGTGATTCCGCTTGGGTATAGATGGGGTGGGGATCAAGGGCCGCTGCCTTGTGTTGGGGTACGAGACGGCGGCACAGATCTTGATATCGAACTAGCGCGCCACTTCGAGCAGCCTCAAGACATCGACGTGATTCCGTATGAGCCGCTGTACATTCAGCCGATGGCCGGCTATGTCGGGTTGAGGCAATGTGACCGGGTTGGCAATAGCGGGATCCTTATAAAGCGCCACGTGATGGAGGCGATCCCTCTCGGCACATTTCGGATGTCGATGACGGAAGATCGAACGGACGTTATCGCCACTGAGGACTATGTGTGGTGTGATGCAATTCGGGCTGCTGGTTTCGAGATCTGGGTGGATTGCGACATGGTGCTCGATCACTTCAAGACGGTGAATCTGAAGGTCGTTAGGATGTTGATGGTTCACCATCGAAGAGAAGGACAAAACTCTGCCATCCGCGCATTGAAACGAATGCGAGCAAGTGGCGCAACTGACACTGAGGCCATTGACGGCCTGTTTGAGTGGCTTGAGGAAAGGAGAGAGGATGTGTCCTAAAGTGTATGCTGAGTGCGATATCACCATCAATCCTGTGGTAGACGTAACCCCAGGGCGTAAGCGATTTGGCGAGGTGCGGGTGGACATCCTCACTTCGCAAGGAGTGAATGATACTGCAAAGCCGATCACTCTAGTTATCAAAGGGGAGGGCTTTGCCAGAGTGATGGAATTGGTGACGACGTATCACAAGCCGGATGAGGCACTTGCTGAGAAGGTACGGGCTTCCGTGTTGGCTGATGAGGTAGAAGGCATGTCAGTCGAAGAGGTGGCAGCATGGGCACGAAATAACCTGATGACGGAACTCGAAGACATGGCAGGTGAAAAATGAAAGTTTGGTGGTATCGCGGGAATATCTGGGATAAGTCGGTTGGGAACTTTGGCGACTGGCTGACACCGTACTTTCTACACAAGCTGACGAAGATCAAGTTTGGATGGGCACGCCAGAATGAGGCCGATCTGTTTGGATGTGGCTCGATCATCGAACACGTACCCCAAGACTTCAAAGGCACGCTACTGACTACGGGGATAATGAACGAGGGGACACGGCGGACAGATCTTGGTGGGGCAACTATCCTGGGGCTGAGAGGGCGATTGACGGAGGATAGGATAGCGATAGACATGTTGGACATACGCGATATTCCTTACGGCGATCTTGGTTTGCTGTGCTCTCTATTCGCCCCCAAGGAAAAGAAGCAGTATGAGCTTGGGATTATCCCACACTACATCCATGCTGATCGTGAGGACGCCCATGTGATTCCGATTACTGGCGGCATTGAACACGTCTTGAGAGAGGCGTCCAAGTGTGAGCGGATTATGTCTAGCTCTCTACATGGAATCATTCTAGCTGACGCCTTGGGAATTGAGAACCAGTGGGAATACTCAGAGAGGGTATTCGGGAAGGGGTTCAAGTTCCGCGATTATACATCGGCTTTGGGAGAGACGATTGAACCCGGCGAATGGCGGCTAGGGAATCAAGAGAAAGTTGGAGAGATATCCGCTGGATTGAAGGACATATTAGAACGACTGTGAGGTGAGGTATGACGACCTTGGCTGCGCCTAGCGCGAATCAGATACAAAGTACGTTGGCGGCAAGCTACACGCGAGGGACTGATACGACCGTTGTGTTGGTCGATGGGTCGTTGTTCCCAAGCCCGACACCATTGGGCCATGTGATATGGATAAGGGACACGTTGGCGTTTACGGCGGCGACGAAGTGGTGTCTCATCATTTATACTTCGCGGGCAACGAACACGCTGACGATGGGCGGCGGGGCGACGGATTACGCGTTGGCTAAGAACGTAACGGTGGGGGATGAGGCATACGAATGGCCGATTGGCTCTTACGTCGAGTTGATCAGTGCGGCTGATGAGATTGCTCATCTATTCTCTGACAAGATTAGCAAGACCCTGTTTGATGCCAATACTATTCTCGAGGCGACTACAGATGATACCCCCGCCGCACTGACGGTAGCCGAACAAACCCTAGTAGGGCGCATCACAGCGGGGAATATCGCGGCACTTAGCGCGACACAGGCAAGAACGCTGCTCAACGTGGAAGACGGGGCGGACGTAACTGACGCGACGAATGTCAATGCCGCTGGCGCGGTGATGGAAAGCGATGTGGACGCGAAAGGCGATCTGCTTGTAGGGACTGCCGATAATGCGGTAAGTCGGCTGGCGGTCGGGACGAACGACCAGGTATTGACTGCTGATTCAGGCGAAGCCACGGGGGTCAAATGGGCTGCTGCTGGCGGCGCGGCCCAAGGAACTGCGATCCTTAAGACGGCCGATGAGACGGTTACAAGCTCAACAACACTACAGAATGATGACGAACTGTTTTTCTCGGTGGCTGCGAATGAGAACGTATTGTTTGAAGGAGACTTTCTAATGGCGCCAGGTGGCGATCCTGGTGATATGAAAATCGGCTTCTCATACCCGACAGGAGGGGCATTATATTGGTCGGGCTCTCTAGCATTCATTACATGGCCAGACACCACTGCTCAATCATTGACCTCCTTAGCCTCTGGCGCAACAGCCTTTGGACAAATAGACGCAACCCTCTTGAAGGGGAAGAAAGGCCTGTTTATGTATATTGGCGGGGCAAATGCTGGCACGCTCCAAACAGTTTGGGCACAGGCCAACTCGTCTGTGACAGGATCAACAATGGCAAAGGGATCTGTCCTGCGTATTTGGAGGGCTGCATAATGACAGTACGATTAACGTACACAAACAGGGAAGAGCGTAAGGCGCATCTCTCCGCACACTCAGACGAAGTAATGCTACATGACGATTACGATGCTGACTGGAAGCATGGTGATGAGATACATGGCGTTCTCACGCTTGCTTTGCCTGGCGAGATTGCTGCACGAGTTGTCACTGCGGATGAGATAGACAGCAA